TCAGTCTGATAAATGAGAGTGTACTGTGTCTCAACATTTCTGGGCATAGTGAAGTTGGCATACTTCTCCAGAATGCACACCTTCGTTGCGAAGTCCTTAATCTCGGGCATATACGCATTGGTGTCTTTGGTGAAGCAACTCTTCACGACACTGTCCACAAATTCAAGCATCTCCTTGAGGGACAGGTTCTTCTTAACAGTGACCTCAATGCCGTTCCAGTCAAAGGTCTCCGTAGGTGTATATGTATCCTTCATCGCCTTCTCAAAAGCGTTAACAGAAATTTTCTTCATCTTTGCCATAGCAAATTGCCTCCTTTAATTCTTTTTGGATTTATGTTTCTGGCGGCGAACCGCCGTTTCCTCTTGCATTGTCAATAATAATTCTGTGCGAGGGTGCTCTTTATCGACACCACAACACAGTGTAAGCTTTGTAATGTGTTCGCTATCGTCGTCGACGACCATACCACTCTCAACCAAACCATCCAAAACAAACTTCGGGACACTGTTATCCAGGTCATGTCGTCTATTTGTCGGATAGTAAATAGTCTGACTTATTTCACATTTTTCAATGTGCAGGTTAGCATAACCTTGTTCATTTACGAACCACTTAATAAAATCTTTCCATTTTTGCTTCAGGCAGTTCATTGCCGGTCGCTTCATTATCATCCACGAATTTATACTTTCGTGGTACGGGTTCTTGAGTGGTCGTTTTGTGGCTTTTGTATGTATCGAGAAATAATACTGCGAATAAGCGTCAAGCACAGAATTATCAATCACAAGAAGAATCTTATTTTGCATCTTCAAAATGATAACCTCCTGCGGATTTTCTTTTGCCGTCACACACTTGCCGAATAGATGACTCGTGGATACACAGGTCATTCGCCGCATCCAAGACGGATTTATAAACCTTTCCAGTCTCGATACACCTGATTGCACGATACCGGTTGGCACACATCCTATCTTTCTGCTCCTGCGTATAGGTACGACGCATTTTGTCAGAGTTCAAAACACCCGTAGCCCACAGTTGGCGCATATATGCAGAGCGTTTCTCCGAGGTTAATTTGGAGTTGGCGCTGATTTTTTGCCGTGTCTCATCAGACACCTCGTGTCCGATAAGAGCTTCGCTAATACGCCTGCGTGTTTCGGCACTACGCTTCGCCCCAGTGTGTATTTGTCTAAGCTTTTCGATGGTCTCGGGTAACATTCTGTCTTTACCATTACCGCCCAAATCGCAATTATAGCCAAACTCCGGGAGATAGCTTTGGTATTGTGTTATAAGTTCTACTTCTTTGGCGTTAGCTTCCTCTGCGGACAAGCCGCAGTATAATATCTCGTGAGAAAACCCGCTATCCCAACCATATTTTTGAATTGCTCTATAAAAGTGCTCGTTATATGCGTAACGACAACCGTCTTTACCCCAACGGTCTTCGGGTCTTGCTCGTCTTGTGATACCTATATAAACTTTACCGTTAATAAGGTTGGTGTGTTTATAGACAAAATAGCCATTACTGTTTGACATCAAAACACCTCCAATTAAAAGGGCTGCACCTCACGATGCAGCCCACTTATCAAGTTTCAATTTCGATTTCTTCGGCTGTATCGTCGAAGTCTTCCTCGAAGAGAGCGTTGTCTTCGTCCTCGATAAGACCCGCACTGTAGTCAACAGCAGGTGCGTCTGTCAGACGAGACAGCTCAATCCTGCGAAAGTATTCAGCAGCGTGCTCTGGTGAGCAAGCCACATCCTGGTAGCGAAATCTATTTTTCGTAATTGTTTTGCAATACGGATATTCGCAACCACAAATTTTACACTTGCGTGTTCCGCTCGGCATAAGACACGCCTCCTTCCATAAAAGATGAATTAGCGGTGGCTCAACAAACCACCGCTAATCCGTTAACAGTTAAATTACGCTACATCAGCAGCGTTGGCGCCAAAGATGGTATAAGTCCATAATGCGCCGCCTGCACCGCAGGCACCGGCGAGAGCCTCAGCCTCGAAGGCGTGAACAGTCTGGTTGTCGCCCATCTCGAAAGAGAACTCACCAGAGAAGTCAGCCTTGGGAATGTAGAACTGGATGCGGTAAACATTGGAGCACTTGTCCTCAGCGAGGGCATCGATGAACAGAGCGCACTTACCGGAGTAGTTGTCGCTTTCGTTCTCGAGCACATCAGCCTGAATCTTGCGCTTGTAGTAAACCACGATTTCAGTGCCGTTAACCACATCAGTGTGGAAGGCAAGAGCCTTAGTCGCAGGCGCATAAGTGAACACGCCAGCAGCAGCAGTATCGCCCTGCTCAAGAGCAGTACCGAGAGTACCGTCAGCATTCTTCACATACAGAGCCTCGATTTCGGCACCAGTAGTGCCAACAGCCTTGTAAGCAGTAGCGGCAGCACCGCCAGTAACAGTCAGGTAGTCAGTCCAGAGAACCTCAGTTGCCTTGTTCTCGAAAGTACCACCAGTCTGCATCTCAAGCAGACCACCGGAAACGAGACCGTTAGTACCGCTGATAGTAACAGCCTTGTTACGCTTTAAGGTAGCGAGCTTGCGACCTGCCTTACCAGTGATTTCAGTGGACTCCTGAGACTGAGCAACAGTAGCGTTCTGAAGCTCATCCAGAGTGAATTTATAATTACCAGTGACAATATCAAACGCGGTGATAGTCTCAAGGCTGGTAATAGTGATATCATTGATATTCATACACGCTTTCCTCCTATATCGTTATTTGTGAGTAAGCCAATTCAAGTCGTCTTGGCTCAACTCCTTTGCGTTGATTGTGCCGGTGTAAACACCGTACATTCTGTTGTCATAGTCGACCTTCTTGATTACCTGTCGAACACTTTCGTTAAACTGATAAATAGAGAGTTCTCTTGTCCCCTCAAAATCATATTTGTACTGTTCTGTGTTGACCATTGCGACTATGAGCGACTCGAGCTGTGAGTCTTCTTTGCGGTTCTTACGACGCTTCATTTTGTCACGAGCTCGTTTGAGCATAAACTGTTTTGCTTCATCATTAGCAGGCTTGCGGCGATTCTTTTCGAGGTGGTGAATTTTTCGCAAGACTCCAGCTATTTGACCGTGAATAGCACGGTCTATTTTGATGTCGTGCTCCTCGTCGAGCAGAACGACTGTGCCGTTCTCCTCATTCACAGCTATCTTGAATTTGGATAAATCCAAGTCTCCAAAAATCAAACTTGTGTCTTGTGACTTAAATCCGGCAAACATTAGCAAGAATAGCTCGTATTCATTTATCGATGTAAAGTCGATGCCTGCATCCTCCAACTGAACCATAAGGTCAATCGGCATTGCCGTCAGGACGGAGACAAGATTGTAATACGCATCCTCATTGTCGATGATTTCACCGACTGTCGGGATGACGATACTAATGAAGTCGTTTATCACATACCGCTTTTGATAAAGCAAATTCAGAGTGGACATTAGCCCCTCTTGCGATTGGTCGGTGTAGCCTTGTGCGGGTCATACACGCGGTTGAAATCCTTCGCATAGAAAGTCAGCACCTTGCCCTGATAGTCAGTCATCGGTGCGAATCTCTTTACGGAGTAAAGGTCAAGCTCGCCGAGACCGTACTTTCTACTACCGTTAATCGCCTTGCAAATTTCGGAGCACATCTTATCCGTCCTCACACCACCACCGTTGGGAAGACGAAGTTTGCTCCTATGAGTAAACACCCACACATAGAGCGTGGGTAAAAGATAGGTTTTATTAACTGACTGTTGAATGTCTACATCGAAACAGATGAATGTCTTGCCGTCCTGTACCGTTTCAGGCACATATTCGCAAGGGAACACATTTTTGTAGGCGAGTTTTCCTGCATCATCCATAGAAATATCGTCATCCAAAAGTCGAACGATGGACTCACTTGTGAGCAAGTCTTCCATCAACTGATTCTTGTAATCAAAGAATTCTTGGAGTTGCAATTATAACCACACCTTCTTTCCAGTATCATCGGGTTCTGTAGGCTCATTTCCGTCCACGACAGTTGTCTTCGGGAAATGCTTATAGTAATCAGCAATGCCCAGTTCGTGGTTGTCATCGTCTGTCGCCGTAACTTCCTGTAAGACAAACTTGAACACGCCTTTGCTGTTGAAAGTAGCGCCGAGTTTTAACGGCTTAGTCAGAAGATAGGCGAGTTTATGGTCAGACTCTGGGTCGTCGATTAAGAACCTACACTCTCGGTCAAATTTGACAGTGTGCTCGTTACGAGCGATTGTCATAGCAATACGAGAGTCACCACGAGTGACAATGAAGTTTCTGTCTTCGTATTCACCGGTCAGATACTTTGTACCGTCTTCGATAATGCACCATTGCTCGTGAATCGTGTTATCATCCGACACCCACTTAAGCAGATGATTACATTGCATCATTTTCGCACGAGTGTATACCGTTGTATTAGCATCCCGCTCGGTGATGAGCCAATAGTTGTCCATCCAATAAACAAGACTGCCGTGTCCAATGTCTTCACCGGGCAACGCAATGATTGTCTTTTCATTGAGGTTATCGGAATTGATAACAGCAACTTCTTGAGCAACATCATCAATCGTGACTGTTTGGTACGATAAGTTATCCTTAACTTTGGTTCCAACCATCCTGGTTTCGCGTCTTAAAGCGGCGCCGCGTTTGGTGCCACCACGAGCAGAGATTCTGCTCTCATATGTATCCCATACGCCCATCTACAACACCTCACTTACTCGCGTACTGCGCTTTGAGTTTGTTACAGATAGAGATAGCACGGAACACTTCACGCTTAACTTCTCTTACTGTGCATTCTGGGTTGTCAATTAAATACTGCAGAATTGAAAGCAAGGTAAGATATGATGCGTCATTCTGAATGGCGCTCACAAGCCCCTTGCAACCAAGAAGCTCTGCCTGCAGGCTCTGCATATATGTAGTCAGGGATTCCTCATTCTGCTCTCGTATCGGGAGAATCTTAAAGAAATGATTTACGAGATTTCTGAAATAGTTATGAAGAACCTCTGCATCAATCGGCATTCCAGCCGTAGTTTCAACCATCATAGATGTAAATCCGTCAAGTCCCCGTGGTTGAAGCTATACTCACGAATCTTTTGGGTATAGTCTTTCTGCGCCTTGCTATATGCGTTCCCGACACGCATCAGCAACTCGGCGGGGGAATATGTGGTGAAATCTTTTGTGTTCAGTACATTTTCCAAAAGCTCCTGCTTATACACGAATGGCTTGAGCCACTGCACAAGCATACCTTCGGAAACAATGTCTGCAAGCTCGTCGATATCCGCTTCGGGAATATCAACCGCAAAAACTCTTGCAGTATCGTCACCGGTTGTAAAGAGGTCGTGTTTGCAATTCTTTCGGAAAGCACTGAGAGCTCGTTTCATATATCCATCAACGATAGCCGTTCTGTCTTCCTCGGCGAGTTGGATAAAATCAAACTCGGATATTTTAGACAAAAAGGCTCCCGTGAATAAATCATAAGGAACGCTCATCTGTCAGCCTCCTTATCTTTCAATCAGTTCGATACCAAGAGACTTCTCAAGTGCGGCGATTGCCTTGTTGGAGTCGATTTCTCCTTCGAGAACCAACTGTCTTGCTCTGTAAGCAACAGACTTCTTCTGTCCAGCAGACAGCTTGGAAATGACCTTCTCAATTTCAGAAGCAGACTTTGTGAACAGCTCGTCGAACTCTTCCAGATTAAGGGCGTTCTTGTAATACTGGTTAAGACCGAGATAGTCAATAACCCAGGCGTCCTCTTCACGGAACATAAACCAGTTGTTCATAAAGAACTTCTTGGCGGAACTCTTTGCGTTACGCAACTCGCGCAACTCGATTTCCTGCTCATCACCAAAAGCGTCCCAACGGTACACTTCGTGAGTACGAGGGCTCTCATAAACGAGCTTGCCCTGGAAGCCGTTCAGAACAATGATGATTTGATTGGGGTCAATATCCTTGGGAATCATAGGCTTTGTAGCCTTCTCTGTTGTTACAGTAGTTTCTGCCGCAGGTGTTGCGGTCTTTTTGGTTGTATTATTAGGCATTGTCATATCTCCTTTTATTCAAAATAGCGGGGCTCGGTTAAGAGCCCCGCTTGCGGTTATTGGACGCGATTACGCAGTCTGGTAGCGACCGATACCAGCGTTACCGCCAGCCAGCACGATACCCAGACCGTACTTCTCACCGTACAGGTATTCCTGAGTGAAGTCAGCGTTCTGCATCGGGTCGCCCATCAGAACAATGGGGTCACCCTCGTAAACGAACTTGATGGGCTTGTCATCGCCAGCGATGATAGTCAGCACATCATCAGCGAACACGAAGTCGGTAGTGCCAACCTTGTGACGGTTGGGAGTTGCAACAACGGGAGTGCCGTAGAACTTACCAACATAACCGAGGTTATAGAGGTCGTTCTTAACAACATCGCCATCGATAGCATCCTTGAGGGCACGGAGAGCCTTCTTGGTACCAACGATAGTTGCAGTCTTGCCGCCAGCAGCAGCCTCAACATGAGAGATGAGCTCAAGCAGCTCGTCCTCGTTGTAGGAACCAGCAGCGGGGAAATAAGCTACGCCACCGAGGTCGTCGGCAGTAGCGCCACTCCACAGAGTGTAGATGTCGTTGAGCATCTTCTGACGGAAGGACTCAGCCACAACATTGATGAAGTGGTTGAAGTCAACGCGACCAGCAAGGACGCGGTTGAGCTCCTCGTAGATACGAACCATCTTCATAGTAGTGGGGATAGAGACCTCGTTAGAACCGCCGAGTCTCTGACGACGGATGCCCTGAGTACCGTTAGCAACATCGTCGATAACGAACAGATTGCTGTCCTCAACGATGAAGATGTTCTGGTCACCCTCAGCAACATTACGGAAGTCAACGAGAGCATTGAAGAACTCGTCGCCGGTAAGACCTTCGACAACAGTGCGGCTCAGAATCTCTTCGATTAAAGCAAAGAGACCGTTGCACTTGCCGTCACGGATTGCCTTATAGTCAAGCTTTGTGCTGCCGCCGTTAGCTTCAACAAGAGCCTGACGGAGAGCTTCCTGGGACTGACCCACAGAATACTTCTCAACATGACCCTTGTAAGCGTCGATAGCGAGCTTTACAATTTCTTTCATATCAGCCATTATTCTTTACCACCTTTCTCTGAGATTACGCTACCTGAATCACATAGTAGGTGTAACGACCAACGACATTGATGTCGATGATGGTACCCACTAAGGTGCCAGTAGCAGAAGCAGCGACATTCAGCTTAGTGCCAGCAGCCAGCTCAACAACCTTGCCAACAGCAGGCTCGTCGCCAGTCAAAGCTTCCTTAGTCACACTGAAAATGTCGTTTGTGTGCAGATGATAGCCGCGTGCAATAGCACCTTCGGCATTCTGGAACTCGTCCAGGTTACGCTTGCGCTCGTCGTACATCACTTCGGGAGAAGCGATTAACACGATGTCCTTGATAGCATCGTCAGCAGCAGGGGTAACGCCCTTATAAACCTCGCGGGAACCTTCCTCGAGGGCGCCAATCTTGACAACATTACCGTTGTCGATGGCAGTCATAGTGTCGCCGGGCTGATAACGCACAGACACGAGACCTGCACGGTTGTCAGTAGCGAACATCTTATCAGTTCTTACAACAGCGTTCATTATGTATTCCTCCTATAGATTAGTTGTCAGCGCCAATGCCATACTTGGCGAAGATGCCGCCGTAAGGCTCATTGGACACATCGGTCTTTTCGACCTTGATTTTGGGAGTTTTATTTTCAAGAGCAAACTTTGCCGCGCCGCCATTTCTCCCACGAATGGCATAGCACTTCTCTTCGAGAGTCTCGATATCGTATTCCATACAATTTTCACGGAGAGTCTCGAAAGCCTCGACACCGACTAAGTCCTCGAACTGAGCGAAGACCTCATCCCTTTCGCCCTTTGCAATGGCGGTTTCGGTGTCAGTCTTAAACTGGCGAAGCTCGCCAAGCTCTGTTTCCATAGACGCAATCGTGTCGGAGGCAGTCTGGTATTTTGCCTCCCACTCTGCACTGTCGTGAAGTTTCTGCTCCATATCGGCAAACACAGGTGCGAAGGGAGAAGGCTGTTCGCCTTCATCGAAGTCAGCGATTACATATTTCTTGCGCTTCTTGCTATCGAAATCGATAGTGATGCTATCGCCGTCAACAGCATAAGTGAAACCATAGAGGAGCCAATCGCTGGAGTCCCAACAATAGACCTCATTGAGTTCAAAGTCGCAGTCGACATACCAATAGCGGGTGCATTCGCCCCATTCGCGCTCAATCTTCACTTCACCGAGAACTCGGTAGAGCTCGTCGATAATATTGCTTGTAAGGGCAAACTTGTCCTCTGCGGGAGCGGGGTCTGCAGTCGCTTCAGGCGCAGGGTCACCTTCGCCGGACGCAGCCTTCATAGCCTCGAACTTTTCAGTTAATTCCTCTACGGTAAAATCATCAATAGAGAAATCCAGAGACTCGATATCGATGCCGTACTTGGCAATCAATTCCATCTTATCTTCCAATACCCTTTCTCCTCCTTCCATCGAATAGTTTTGTGGGTGTGTATTGTCAACCTCGGGAGAGGTGTTGACCTGTTTGAAACTTTCCTTTAAGTCCTGCATCATCTCAGAAAGTTGCTGCTTGAAGTCTTGCTTGGAGAACATCTCAAGGGCAGAACCCTCAAAGCAAGGTTCGACACCGATTAAAGCAAAAGCGGTAAACTCAAAGTCGTTAATGTGGTAGACACCGTCTACCGTCTTGCCGTCTTTGACCGTAATCTCCATAGAGTGTGCGGTGATGCCGTCTTTCTGAATTTTTCGGTAAGCCTCTTGTCTCTTCCAGAGCAGTGCTTCAGCGTACAGATATTCGTGTACTGTGCCGTCTTCCTCCTCGTACTCCTCGAACCAGACCTTGCTGGACTCGGGGATTACGCCTACAGGTTGTGTGACATTGACGATGTGCAATCCACCGTTCTCATCACGCACAACTTCCATATCGTGACCGCCAAGCGTGTCAGTCTCTCTGTCGTAGTTGCAGACAATAGGGCAGTTGTAAATTGTTTGCAGGCTCTTCTTAATTGCCTTTTTAGAAATGTGCGAACCATTGCGGTTATCGCCGGTATAGCAAATACGCAAGATGCCTGTATCAAACGAAGAGTTGACTTCGCACAGGTTGGTTAGAGATGATGCGTATGTCATATTCAAGACCTTATCCATCCTAACCTCCTATAAATAAAGCCCCGCACAGTCGTGCGAGGCGTGATGATGTGTATCAGAATGTGAGAGTGTCCGAAAGGACAAAAGTGAAATCCTCCGCATCACTTGCGGTGAATGTATGTGTCTCTTTATTCTCAAACACAAAAATATTCTGTTGTTCGTCAGCCTTTAACAACTGATAGTTCGCAGACAACAGCTTGTCTCGTGCGTCCGTATCGAACACATAAATGAATTTACCTTGCATTACGCATCCTCCTGTTTGTTGAATAGTGTGATTACGAATCTCGGCATCATTTACAAATCGCCAATGGTACCCGCCTGCCGGTGTGGATACACCGCGCTTATGGTCATTCACGGATTTTGATACCTCTCGCATATCAACTTTTGCAAACAATGCAGCGGCGTTAATTGAGGGTAGTAAGATGTTCAACTCAAGACATAGAACTGGCTTATTACTGTTTACATATCTACCTATGCGAATTATCTCTTGAGCACGGTTGTATGCACAGTCAATGATTGCTTGACGCTAAG